GTATATTTCCACCCCGTTGCAGGACATAGGACCATAGCTCAGTTGGTTAGAGCGCTGCCTTGACATGGCAGAGGTCGGCAGTTCAAATCTGCCTGGTCCTACCAAACCTGCAGGAAATTCAAGATTTTATCCCCCTCCTATTTTTGTCCAATTTTTCGTTCCCAATATTTTCCCAATATTTTCCCAAAACAGACCGCTTATACAGTAGCCTCCGTAGAGTTGAGTAAGAGCCAATGTTCGAACGGAGGATGGGCGTGAGAATAACCACACAGATGTTGCTCCAATTGGAGAAAGCGATAGCTCCAGACGCCCAGGCGGAAATCCTAATTTATCCGGCGGGAATGGACATTAGAGTGAGCTGGAAAGGAGGCCTCCGACTGGTGAACCAGAACTTGGGCGTCGTGGATATATCAACGGTGGCTGAATTTAAGGATGAGAAAACGGAGAAAGCCTGGCAGAAACTGATTGCCAAGTTTCAAAGATTGCGAGATCAAAAGCCATGAAGCGGAAACGAAGGTGTGAGCAATTTCCTACACCAGGCTAATCCATTTCCCGTTGATCCACACAGAACACTGAGTAAACTACTCACGGGCTCATGACGGGCCCAGCGCCGGCAAGGATGCCATGGCAAACGCGACACCTGCCCAGTGGTGTGACTTCGGCGAGAGAGCTGCCTGTGAGTGATTGCGGAGGGGTCGGACCCCCTCCGCCTTTTTGGCCATTGGATGGCCAGGGTTAGTCCTCTATGCCACCCGTAATGCCCCAGAGTACCTGAAGCACCACACCGATCACTTCCCGAGGATCCCTTGCAGATACATTCTGGATATAGAACGTCAGCAGGTTCAGCACGGCCTTGATGAATTGAACTTCCATAATCAACTCCTTTTCATTGTGTTGGTATCAATAAGACACCGGCCTGTGCTGAAAAACTGAAGAATTTGTTTTACTCTTAGTTTGCGGTAAGGAAGCGACCAACTTTTAAACCGCTCTCAACAAGCAGGCCTTAGTGCCTGCTTTCTTTTTATACACTAACCGCAAAATCCGCAAGCATTAGTTGCTGTCAACTTATCTTGGTTACTCGTTGTTTTTAATATATTTTCCATTTAATTATGTGTATACAATATGATAACGTGTCGTCTACTGCGACAAGGGTTTAACGAGGGTCTGAGCATTCGTTTAACAATATTGACTACAAACTGTAATGGTCGTTGTGACAATTAATCGCGCTCAAAAACAACCAAACTGACATTATTATTTTGTGACATGCATCACACTTTTGGCAAAACAAATACAATCATTACCTGGTGATGTGCGCCTCCTTATACGAGGCCAACTGAACAAAGTAGATATCCGCTCGCCTCAGTTCGCTCCAGTATCTCTTCAACAGGGTGATCGTATCCGCTGACCTCATTGAATGTGACAAGGCTCCGCTGATCAAACGCGACCGGATAGTTCATGGCGATACCGGTTATTGAATGTGGGCCAGTGGTGTATGACGCTGCAGTCATCAAAAACTTGCTTCCGACTTCCAGGGGAAGCTCTGGAAGAATATCAATAGTGGTATTGGTGTTGGACCCAGTAATACCAACCTGAGACGCGATATCTACCCCGTAGCTTTTGTGCTCAATGCCTGACGGCAACGTAAGTGCCTCGATCTCTTTTATGAGCTCCCCGTTTCTCCATATCTCTACAATCTCTGTCATCGGCTCAGAATCGATGCTGCCGGAAGCGGTTAGGTATCCGCCGTTTGCATCCTGAGCAGTGTATGTGTCATCAATGCTCTCATTCAGGCTATAGGTAAACCCGCCCACCACAACAGCACAAAATCCAAAGCGGACATCAATGGCCAGTAGATTCTCGCCCCAGTCGATTCCTCCCCGCTTCTCTGACTCCGAGTTGGTGACGGATACACTATCCCCGGCACCACCCCTGAGAGTTCTCATGTGCAGGTCGGTATTGATAAAGGCTGGCTCGCTTTCGCTGAACAATGTAATTGCATCGCTAGTGATGATCTCGAAAGCCGAGTCTCGTTGTACGCTTGTAACCCTGGTTCCTGTTGTGTCAAACCCAGGCCCCTCGATATCGATCCAATCAGAATCAATAGAGGTCACACTGCCTGGCCGGCGCTCATAAGCAATGACTTCTCGATCCCCAACGTAGTCACAGTATATTGGCACGTCATGCGAGACGACTTGCTGGGAAACATCCACTGTTCCCGTCTTTATGACGGACGCCGGAGACGGCGGATCGCTATCGACGGCATATGTATCAACGGTTGTTCGGGACCCAACAGGCACCGCCCTGGTCCATAGTTGCTCTAGCGAAAATCCGGAGTTGATGTCATACCGGACCAAGTCGATGTGCAGGTTTTCGTCATCTTCCAGATCGCCAACGATCGTACAAACCGCCCTGTTCCCCTTAGCAGAGAAATAGAAATGACTCTGCGGAGCCATCCCAGTCATAAGCGTAGTCTCATGCATGAACTGCAGGAGCCCGAAGGGTTGAAGCAAGGCGTCTACTGTGATCCGAAAAACCCTGAAGATCTGACCATTAGCGTAAGACTCATCGGACGCCACCACCACCAGCCACCGCTGGCCTCCTCCGTCTTCGTAAACGGACGCGCCATGGACATTAACAAATGCCCCAGCTTCAGCGTGTTCTGACAGGTCAAGAATAACCTCCAGGTCATGGTAAACATAGGGACCAGTTTTCCAGGTTGCCAAGAAACTGGTGAAGCTAAAGTCTATCTGATCAAGGCGGTGAGCCCTGCCGGGCGGACCATCCCATGAAAGAACTAGCTTTTCAGAATTGAACCAGTTTTTGTTTCCGTAGCTCCTGGCATTACCGCGCTGAATAACAAGATCGCTTGAGTCCGGCGTGGCGGTCCATGCGCTGTTTGGGCCGTCCTCGGTTCCCAGCGGCGAATTGATCTGTCCGCTCATATCCTCAAAGGGCTCACCGTAAGTGTGCTTCACGGCTTTATAGGTAGGGCCTGGCCCGGGCTCCCATTTTGCCGGCTCGAATACAAAGCCAAACAAAGAGCACGGAACAGGATCTGACTCAAACCCAATGACCAAAGGGCCATTGGCGGTAAACCGTACAACAACGCGGTCACCTTCGGTAAAAGCCGAGCCATTGCAGTCCATGTAAACAATGGGAACCTCAGCCAACAACTCAGTCTGGTTAATTGGCAAACCCTGCGCGCTTGAAGTTGCGCTGTCGAGGCGAACATTACACAGGTCCGTCTGGAGCTTCGTTATCTCGCCCACTCGATAACGCGGAAACCACTTCTGAACACCCGGTAACACGGCTGCATTGAAGTAAATCTGCACTCCGGACTGCGCAAGATTGGGAAATAGAGCGCCGTCCCGGGAAGGCTGATAGACGGCTTCGCTGTCGTAACCAGGTTGGATCACAACGCCCTGGCCACCCTCATCATTGATGTCGACAAGCCCTACATCGCCAGAGAGGTCCAGGGTGTAATCAGCACACCAGGCGTCAATCTCATAGCCTTCCGGGACCGCCTCAAGCTGCCCTCGTCGCTTCAGGGCTGACAGGTTCTCAGCAATAAGATTGGTTACCTTGATTTCAGCCAATCGAACAGCGGTTTGTAACCGTACCAATTCGCTCTGCAGTTGGGTGATCTGTTCCCGGACTCCTGCGGTACCAGCCTGCAGACCTGGAATTAACAGGTCTATATCTCTCGCCTTGTCTTCAACCAACGCCTGTGCCTGCAACAACTCAAGTTTGGCAGTGGGAAGCTCCACAGCGAGTTCTGCGATCCGCTCATTAAGTTTGACCAGCTCCAACTGAATACGCTCAACCGCCAACTTCTGTCGAACGCGATACTTGCCTTCACCCAGGTGGCTTACGATCTCCCCCTTCGACATTATCGTTCACCCACTTCACAGAACTTGTCAGTCCGATTAACGTAATAGTTGATGTAGTCGGCCTGAAAGGAATCATTCAACGCGGTAACGATCATGCCCGGCTGCAGGAAGAGATCAATGTCACAGAACACCCGGCGTTTACCATTGTGTTTGCTGGTGCTCCGTATCCCTGTAAGCGCTCGGCTCCCAACCGAGTACGGCTTCCCTCGCATATAACCGGAAACCGTCAATGTGAGTGAGGAACGCCCCTGGTCTGGCCTCGCATCGTCAAATGCAGAGCGTAAGATTTCCTCAAACTGCACCTGACCAGTAGCAAGCTTGTACCCCTTCTGGATAACCAGTTCACCGTTGGATCGAGCTTCAATATCGTCAACGTACTGATCCGCAGCCGGGATCACCGCCTGCACATACGCCGAACGGCTCCCAGCCTGGTTAGTGGCCTGCCAACTGGAGATTCCGCCAATGTACAGATCATCCAATCCGTCCGCTGCGCCAGTGAGGACCAAGCGATAGAGTTCCTGAATTTGCGTGGGCGGCAGTTTTGACACCCAATCCTGAAAGGCTGCCGCCTGGAAACGGATTGGAAATAGAGCATCCATCGAGACAACGACAGGATCGACGTAGACGCTGAACTCCGCATGGATTGGCAAAGTGGCATCAAGAGCTGCATCGTAAGTGATCGGCGAAGTATCGGTTATAAGAGGCTCAGCGATTCCGGCACTGTTTAAATCGGTAATCTCTTGCTCTGTGAATTTGCGATCCCAAACTGAAGCATCCTGGAAGATCCCGTCCACAGTCGTTCCAAGCAAATAGTATTCGCCATCTGGGCTAGCCCCTAAGAACGATCTCGCTGTATAGCTTGCCGTGTTATAAATCAGGAAATTACCGGATCCAGGAAGTGAGTAAATCAGACTCCCGTTGACGTAGAGCCCGGTACCGTTCACGTCCCCCGCAACCACTACGTCGTGCCATTCACCAACTTCAAATGGATCCGGAATGAAATCGGAACCACTGTTGAGATCACCTGCGGCAAAGAATACCTGGCCACTCTCAACGCTGATCAGCACCCCGTAATTGTTGACCTGGCCAAGCTGGAAAAGACTCATCGAGTGAGACGAATTAACGTCCTCGACCAACGAGGTGTGAAAATACCGGATTCTAACAGTAATGGCTGAAAACGCTGGTAATAGCTCCGACTGAGGCAGTCGCAACGTGGCGATCTTCTCGAGATCTCCAGATGTCCCGTCCCAATTCACCGCCATGTCTCGGCCGAGACCTCCGGGGGTGGCGACCACCGTGGCATCATATTCTGCAGGGCTGAGCTCTGGGCCCGAGAAGCTATCTCCAAAACACTCAGCATTCCATCCGCCAACCACGTCGGCAACCCCGGTGCCGCTGGCCTCGTCCATCGGCCAATGGTGGACAATTCCGTCCGAGGTTGCTGCAGCAAGATCAGAATACTTCGCCATCAGACAGGCATCCGGATAACGCCGGAAGTCAGATTGACCGGCTCACCTTCTACAACGGTAACCGGGCTCACAATCACGGATGCGCCACTTCCAGAGCCTCCCGCAGACAGGTACATGATCTCTGTGCCGCTTTTGTTGAGCAATCGCACCCAACCTGCATCACCACCTGCAGGTGCCTCATCCTCATCCGTCCAGCCGCTGAATGTGATGACCCCGTTCAACTCACTACCAACGGCAGAGCTCAAGGTAAAAGTCGCCAACAGAGTATCCGTTATAGTATTGCCCAGGCTGGCAGGCATTGTGCCGGTGTACAGCTCCATCACCGGATCAGATCCGCTACCAGAAGCAAGATCCGCCAGAACGGCTTGGGCCAGAGTCTGGCCGAGTGATACACGGATTTTCATTGATCAATCCTCTTCTCGATCAGAATCTTGATTTGGGCCTCACCATTGCTGATATTGAACGGGCCAGGCGCACCGATGAAACAGCCCTCCTTTGTGGAAACAATCAGCCGGCTATAGGTCTTGGCCAGGCGCCGAACGTTCTCAACAACCTCCTCTGAACGTGCTCTCCAACGGATATCGAAGGTTCTATCCGCATCGGAGTAACCGAAATCAGGAATGGCAGCCCCTCCATCCAATGTAGGGATTCGGTTGTTCCGCCGTTCGAATCCCAGAAGTCCATCCGGTGATACATCAGCAAGATGCACATGCCCGTTCAGATCAAACAAAGGTGCAGTGATAGAAACGTTCATGATCTGAGTCCCAATAGCATCTCCTCAAGATCAGCATTCACTTTGACCTGCAGATTGCCGAGAATGTCGTACCATATGGCTTCGAGGTGTGGCGCCAAGCCCGGTGCCTCTACCGTCAACATTGGATCACCTCTGGACAGCTGTTTGGTTTTCTCCCTGATAAAGTCGATCTCTGCCTGGGTCAAAGCACTCTGATCGTCCAGTGTTTGCTGCTGGAACTCCTGTTGCTTGCGGATCTGGCTGGCAATTTCAATCTGGGTGGATCGGCTGGCATCATCGAATCCCCCGAAAAGATCCGTGATGACAGAGCCAGCGCTTTCAAAGGTTTGTCCGATGGTGTCGGCAATGGCCTCCACACGCTTTGCGTTGGCCTCAACCTCCGCGATATCCAGCGAGATGCTGGCCTCGATGTTCTTGATCCGCTCGTTACTGGCAATGCTTTCCATCTCGATACGGAATTTTTCCGATTCCTCAACGGCCTTTTCCGTTTTCTTCGCCGTGTCTTCCAGGGCTTTACCACTCTGGATGATGGTTCCGGAGAAGGAATTGATCTTGCCGGTGGCCTCGTCGTAACCCAACTCAAGGCTCTTGTTGTTGTCGACGAGCTTCTGTGTATTCCTCGAGACGTTCTCAAGCGCACCACCACTGCTCTGAGCAGTCTCATTCAGATCGTCGATCGCACCGGCAATGCCCCGCTGGCTTTCTGCCGCCTGATCACTGGAGTTCGCTGCGGCAACAAGCTCATCTGCGTATTTCTGCCAAGCAACCTGTTGATCATTTGTCGCAACGGTCGCTTCACCCAGGGAACGATTGAGTATCTCGTTGATCTCTTTCAGGTCTGCGGAATCCTTCGCCGCCCTGCGAACTTCCGATGAATATCCTTGCCACTTGGCCTCTGCCAAAGCGACTTCATCTGCATTCACATACTCCGCGATCCTGACGCCAATCGAGCCAATACTTTCCTCGATCAGATCATTGATCACCGTACCGATACCGAAACCAGCAGCCGCGGAGCCCACCAGCGCAGTACCAATCAGGCCAAACTTGCCAGCCCCGGAAGCGATTGCTTTAACCGAATCCAGATTGCCAATGACCGCTTTAAATCCTTGAGCACCGGCCAAGGCAGTCAAGCCAGTCCCAACCGAACTCAGGCCGCCGGCCAGGCCACCTATTGCCGGAAGAACCGTATCAATGGCCTTACCAACACCCAGGATCTCACCGATACTTCTTTTCGTGCTGTCGTCCAGGGATTCGAATTGTTCGATGCCTTCCCCAATGGCATCAAATAAAGGCTGCAGGCCGTCAGCGATTCCAGCAGAAATGGAAACCAAAGCCGTGAACGCATCCACCACACGCTGCATGGCAGCCTGCAGTCCTTCCACGGTTGACAGATCCACATTGCCAAAGAGTCCTACGAACAGGTCATTGAGCTCGCTGCCCAGGTCACCAAAGGACGCAAGAAGATCTGAGAAATCCAACCCCGACAGAGCTTCCGGGAAGTTTTCGGCGACAACCTGAAGCTTCTGGTCGATGTCCTGAGCGAGCCCCTCCAGGCCATCCAGGATCGGAGCAAACGCACCATCGTCCAGGCGTATCTCATCACCCAGAGAATTGAAGATGCTGGTAACACTTTTGACGGCAGAGCGGGTTTCGTCAGTGAGGCGGCCACCAAGGCCAATCAGAGCAGATTCAACGTTATTACGGAGGGTCTGACCAAGGTTTGCCAAGGTGTCCGATAGTTCCTGAGCGGCAATCTGTGACGCCCCGGCGTTATTGTCGAATGCCTCCAGGTTGTCTGCGAACTTCTCAGCAGCATTACCTGTTAGAGCCAGAACTGGTGCCAGCGCTTCGACGGAGCCAAACAGCTGGGCGATAACTTCGGTATTGCCACCGGTCGCATCCGCAACGTCTTCGAGGATACCGGCGAAACCTCGACTTTCCAGGGCAGCTGCGTTGAACTCAAGGCCCAATTCTTTGGCAAGATCACTCGCTTCCTTAGACGGTTTAAGGATGGCGTTGATCGCAGCACGGATACCGGTAATGGCTTCCGCTGTGCCTGTGCCAGTCTCAGCGGTGATTGTTGCAATGGCTCCGGCCATCTCATCGAACGAAAGGCCCGCCGCAGCGGCAATCGGGGCTAGGCGGCCTATTGCAGCGGACAGTTCCGGAATAGTGGTCTGGCCCAGCTGAACGGCCGTGAAGAAGGAATCAGCGTATGCACCGGCTTCATCCGCAGATGCCCCAAACGCGTTCATTACGCTGACCAGGGCTGTGGTGGTGTCTCCCAGGTCTGCCTTGCCTGCAATCGCCAGCTGCTCCGCCGCCGCGATCAGCTCCAACGAGTTCTGATAATCGACACCAGCAGAAATAGCGCCATAAGTGGCACTGGTGATTTGCTCAAGCGATGCGGTAGAAGTTTCGGAATATGCGAGGATCTGTGCCTGGAAATCACGGAGGTTGTCCGCCGGCTGCCCGATCAGCGTGGCAATCTCCCCGAACGCTGTATCAAAGTCATCAGACAGCTTCACCGCAAAGGCTGTAATCCCAACACCAGCCGCAGCCAGCGCCAGGTCCAGCTTAACGATGCTGTCTGTGATATTGGCCAGAACACCTGTGACGCTACCTGTCTTATCAACCAGGCTATCGAGGCCGCGACCAACTGAATTGATCGCACCCCCAGTGTTGTCCACACCGCCGAAGATCAGCTCTACCGTTTTCTTTAGGTCTGCCATGGTTTCTCCGGGCATAAAAAAACCTCGCCGAAGCGAGGTTCTGTGAAATCGAAATTAAATCATCCGGGGTCAACGCAATGCAGATCGACCCTGCCCTGCCAATGAGCAACTTTCTTCTGACGCCGATCTAAAACAAAGTCATAAGAATCCTGACTCTGCGCTAGGGTAAGTAAACGTTCCGCACTTTGTAGCTCTGTTTCAGCCAAATCACATGCCCTTTGATTTGCAGCCCGCCGAGCATTCGCTACGGGATCGTTCTGCTTGGCATCTGCAGATTCATTCTCCACCGCGCGTGCCTGTGTTCTACCTGCCCCCATATCCCCAGGAGAGCTATCCCTGATAGTCACCTCCTCCTGCTGACCAGGCGGAGGCTGCGTGCCAAAGTGAACGTTTCCGTTTTCATCGGTCCATTTGTAAACCTGGCCATAAGCGGTTGATGCGAGGATTATTAAGAGGGTAAAGAGAATGCGCATGGATTACCTCCGTGTAACGTTTTGTAAAACCATAGCACATCAGTTCTTGCTGTGCGCCTCAAGCCACCACCGCCACAGGCTCATCTCCGTTTCCGTAAGGTAGCCCTCTGGAAACACATCAGGCCGGATTTCGAACAAGAACCGGCCCTTGCGATCAGCCAGGGCTATACTCGCTTGGATGTCTGGTTCTTTCCAGAGGGCTTTCGCTTTACCAGGGCAACCTTGCCCTGCCCGGTCAGGTCATAGATCTGATTGGACAACTCCAAGAAATCAGTAGGATATGCCTCCGCAATCCGAACCACGTCCTGACGCTTTAGCTTGGGCGCTATCACAGCCATCTCTACGTGTGCCAGCTTTTTAGCAAGATCCGGCGGCGAATCCTCACTGATACCCAAGGCTTCCATCATTCCCTGAATTTTTTCAGCCTCACTGCCGGCCAATTTTTCTAGCGTCTTAACAAGCAGTTTACTCTTATCAGCTTCCTGGCTTGCTTTCGCCAACTCTTCCGCTGTTAGCCCCCGTACACGGAAAACCACCGGTACCGGTTTTGCTTCATCGCCGTCACCTTCGTAGCCACCAAAGCCCGCAGCCGTGAGCCCAGAAAGCGGGACATCCTCCACCCGCTCCTGGAACTTGGCCTTTCTGAAATTGGCCAGGTCAAAATTGCTCACAGCGAGACCTCTTTGCCCTTCTCATCCACGTTGATGGTGCAGCTCGCTATGATGTCACCACCGGCCGGGAAGGTCCGGGCAATGGACAGCACGCCCTGTTCAATGAAGTGCTGCGGCCGGTTCTTGTCCGGATAGAAGCGGAAGTAAAGGTTTTCGCCCTGAACAGAGGCAATGGTGTCACTGATGCCATCAGTGAGATCCACACTGAACGTAGCGTTGTTCAGGCTCTGAGAACGGGAGTTCTTCACCCGGGTGTATGTCTGCTTACTGGATGATGAATACCCAACCTCAGAAGGCACGAAGTCGTAGGCATCGAACGCTTCGATGAACTCCGGAGTGGCAAAACTCGCATAAACCCCTTTTGCCACCTGACCAGTATGGATCTTCTTCAGCGCCGAACTGAAGCTAACCTCACCGCTCACGTAGTCAATGGTCGGGATGGGGAACACCGCACTTTCCATGTGGACGTTGACCAGCTGGAAGATCTCGCCCGCTGCAACAGCCCCAGAGCTCCCGCTGCTGAGGCGCACCTGGGAAAGTTCAATCGAACCAACCGGGATTAGCGGAGGCCCGCCGGCATCTGCTCGGGTTTCAGAGAACCCGGTACCCTCGGAACCAGCGATCGCTGTTACATCACCAGCACTGTCACAGACTATGCTGTTGATGATATGCGTATCCGAGGCGGCCCGAGTTACAGAAACACTCGCCTGGGCGGCCACAGCCAGTTCAACACCGGAAACAAAGGCGGTGAATGCTGCGATCGCAACTGCATCGCTGCCAGCAGCTGGCGTGCAGGCAGCCCCAGTGACCACGCCATCAGGCCGAACAACAGGCGCAAAGCCCGCCGCCTGCGACCATAGTTCCTCACCAGACTCAAAGGTTTGAGCATCGCTGGAATCAGACAATGCAGTCATGGGAAAGGCATTCTGCCCGCCTTCGAATTCGAGCAGCGCGTTATCTGTAGACATGTGGTTTCTCCTGGTTTTCGAGCGCCACCGGGCGCGGGGTTTGTCTGTTCGGGAGTGTTACTCGTAAGGGGTGGTATTGCTGGTCTCGTAAACGATCTGGAAGGTCGCCAGAATGATCATTTCCGTTTGGCCCGGGTCCGGGGAATCCAGAACCGAATCCGTATAACTGATTTGCTTGCACAGCCCGCCAAGGGTGTGGGTATCGTTCAGGGCGTTGTCCAACATCGCTGCCAGCATCTGGTTACCCTGTACGCTGGAGTTAACGTTAAAGTCCCGTTTTGCCATCTCCCCAACATTGAGCGTCAAGGTCATTTCATACTTGCGGTATTTCAGTTTCTCCGCTGTCTCCGTGGGATCCCAAAGTACCCGCATCGGCAGATCTTCGCGGCTATCAAGCTGCTGGCCACGTTCAGCACCCAATCGGTCAGCGAAGGCCTGAACGATCTGTTCACGAATACTGTCCAGCATTAGAAGCCCCTCAGAATGGCGTCAATTTCATTTTCGAATTGCTGCATCTGGTATAAGGCCAGAGGCCCGGCGATATCTTCTTTCACATCGGTGAACACCTGGGACAGTGAAGGGCCATAGAACACCTTGATCCTCCCACCAGCACTGCCGATTTTTGATCGCCGGCCCACAATCGCGACCCGGCCGGACGTGCCTGGTAACACCATGTAGAAGGGCTTGCCCTGTATCTCGCTATCGCTGGCCAATACCTTGGCGCCGCCAGACGGCTTGACCTTTACCCGGATCCCCCGGGGCGGGAGCGGCGGAGGTTTCAGCCAACTCGTCTTGTCACCGGCAATACTGGTATCCGTGGAAAAGCGAGACAGCAAAAGCCCCCGGGACGGCGTGGAAATCTTCGCCTGCAGGTTTTTCTGTGACGCCTTGGTGATCGTCATCAGGCTCTTTACATAGGCCGCATTGAGCCGAACCTGCTTCCGTATCTCCTTGCTGGATTCCGTCCGGCTCTTCGTGACTGTCTTGTTCAGCGATCGGGCGTGAGCACGGGTGGCACCATCTGAGAACTTTGCCAGCAGCGCCCGCACTTCCTGAAGGCTGCTGCGATCAACTCTCGCTTCCATAAACCCAGTGCCTCGTCACATAGCCGTCATCGGTGATCAGGCCGTCAAACACCCAGGTTGTGCTACCGACAACAACCTTGTCACCACGCTTGGGCCTGGCCACATACACCTTCCGGATTTCCAGTTCATCGCGATGCGTTGGCAGGTTGCTCTCGAAGGCCTGGCGTTGCTCAACCTGCAGATCAATGATCACCCTCACCTCGAAAGGCGGATTGGTGCCATCGTCGTACAGGCCGGCGTCACCGAACTGATCATCAATGGCGGACTCAAGCCGGCCCGCCATTGAATCGAACTTACTCACCGTCAGTCGCCTGTGGCGCCGTCGCCGCCGGGCTCCTCGTCATCATCCGGCTGTTCATCAATCTGTTCTTCCTCAATGACACGCACCTTGGTGCCGGCCTTCTTAATCTGGGCCTCGGTCATACGAGTTTTGGTTCCGGCCTCGATGACGACTTTGTTGCCGTCTTTATCACGGTCCTCGTAGCGCTTCACGAAAATAACTTTGAGTTTTTTTGCAGCCATTTCGAATCACCTTATGACGCATAATTTTTGGGTCTCTGAGCCGGCTCACAGCCGGCCCAGAGTAGGAATTGAGATCAGTAGAGAGTGGCGAACAGCAGGCCGTTGATCTCAAGGAAACATGGCAGTGGCGCTGACTGGGTCATCACTTGCTCAACACCAGGGTCTTTCTCAACCCAGTTCTTTGGCCAATACTCCGTAGCCACGTAATCCGCCTCACCGTCCAGAATCGCGCCATATGCACGCAGACCTTCCGCACCGGTAGAGACAATGGCAACGCCGTTGTCCGGGATATAGAGTTGTTTGTCGCCGCTGGCGTCTTCGTAATAGCCGGCATAGGTCCAGACCTCAGGACCAGCGCCGCCAAGGCGGCCCTTGAAGGACGCCAACTGTGTGCTCGGCGCCATCTCGAGTTGGGTTTCCGATCCACGCTGAGTATCAAGCAAATCCTTACGGACTTCGTCGAAGGAAATAAACTTCCTGTAAGCCCCTCGCCCGAAAATCACATGAGTAGCCGGCGCCATCATCAGCGCAAACCAATCTTCAAGATCTTCATTGGGTTTGGCGGTGCTTTGATCCCAGGCAGCCGCACCGCCGGAGATATCAATAGTCAGGTTGGGATCTCGCTGGAAATCCACTTCTGACGTGGGATAGTCCTCGCCCTGGACAATTACCTTTCCGGTTTGGACGATCTGAGCAACCATCCATTCCTCACGGCGTTTGATCTTCTTGCGTTGCTCATCCATGGTGTCAACAAGAATCGCCTGCCTGCGTTGCGCAGTTGAAAGCTGACCACCAATCGCTTCACCAGGCTGTCGTTTTACAACCCTCTTCGGATCCAGGAAGTTCTTGGGCTTCACATACGCCGGCGTGAAGGAATGTTTATTACCGCCACGAGAGCGTTGCGCTTTACCAGCCACCATTGGGCTTACGAATGGCGCCAGTTTCTTGTCACTGGACAGCTTGTCGAAAGAAATGGATTCGTCCTCAAACTCAACCTTCCCCGGACAGAGCAGGTTCAGAAGGAACGGGCTAAATGGGTCCAACTCACGGTAGACCCCCAGAAGTGTTTCAGTTTCGTATGCCATGGATCAGATTCCTCTATCTTTGGCCAAAAGGTTTCGGCGAATTACTCGGGGGTAACCAGCCGGATGGGTGTACCGTCGAAAGCGCTTTTCTGAAGCGCTTCAGTCCAGCTCGCGTGCCACGTCAGCAGTGATTTATTCAACCAGCCGCCACGAACAAACTGGCAGGCCGCTGCGGCAGACGAAGCATCGACATCGTGCACCAGCGCACCAATCGGCTTTTCGGAGCCATCGGACGCTGTTTGGAGGCTGATCTTGAGGTCACCTGTCGCCGTAACCCGACCAATCACCGTTCCACGTACCAGGTCTTGCCCGGATTCGAGAGTGCCGTTACCAAAATCGGTAAGACCACCAACAACCAGTGAATCTTCCTGGAATGACTCAGTGCCTGAGCCAGCAAGGGGAAAGTTAGTCATTGTCCAACTCCTAACGTATTAATTGACCAGCAGTTGACTGGCTCAGTGAGTTACGGGCTTCCGGCCAGTGGCCCGGCGGTAAGATCCCATGATTTCCTTCACATCCGACGCAGATTGCTCCGGCTCGCTCGTATCAGCATCCGCGCCAATCTCCGGCTGCTTGGTGTTGTTCATGGCCGCGCTCAGAAGGCCACTTGGGCCAGATGCTTTCTGCTCTGGCACTTCAGCGGCAGCCAGGGCGGCCTTCGCTTCGTCAACAGACATCTTCGTGTTGAATGCGAAGTGTTGGGCCAGCTTGCTGCGGCCTTCCGCTTCGTCGCACTGAAGAATGCCGGAAATACGGGCCTGCTCAGCAGCGGCGGCATCAGTGGCCACCTTGGTGGTGTCAACAGTTTCCGGTTGCTCAGTGCTGGCGTCCGGGGCGGGGGCCGGTGCAGTTGCCGCCGGCTTGGTCTTTGATTCAACCGTCATAGTGCTAACTCCGATTGTCGTGGTGGTTTGGATGTAGTCAGAGAAGGCGGCCAACATGTCGTGGCCATTAATGAGCTCGTCCGCAAATCCAACATCGATCGCGTCCTGCCCGGTGTAGATGGCCGCCTCAGTGGCAAGCACATCCGATGCAGAGAGGCCGATATGGACGCCCACCATTTCCGCAAACTCATTGCGAAGACGGTCAGACTCGGCCTGGAATCTTGCGAGCACCTGCTCAGGCAAGTTTTCGTAAGGGTTGCCATCGACTTTGAAAGCACCCGAGTGGATCAACGTCACGTCGATACCGTTGGCTTTCAGCTGCTCTTCAAAACTGGCATGCATCATCACAACACCCACAGAACCTGTGCGGGCGCTAGTGGTGGTGTAGCGGTAATCGGTGGCGCTGTGCAGGGCCATGCCGGCGCTGCAGGCCATATCGTAGGAGATCGAAGCGATCGGCTTCTCACCGCGCAATTCATTCAGCCGGCGGGCGGTATCAAAGCAGCCAGACACCTCACCACCTGGTGTATCCATGTCCAGCAGAATGCCGTTAACAGTGGGATCAGCCAGCGCTTCCTCTACCCTGGCAATGATGCCGTCATAGCCAGTCATCCCGGAGTACGGTTGCAGGTGGCCAAACTTGTGCACCAGCGTGCCAGACACTGGGATAACCGCGATGCCACCCAGCACTTCATAAGGCCGGTTGCGCGGCCGCTCTGATCCAAACGAATCCGCACGCATCCTCAGCTTTTCCTGAGATTCAATCAGACCAAATTCATCCTGAAGGCTGGCAATGCCCAACCGGGGCGCCAGTGCGCCAAGAAATACCCGGGCATACCCAGGCTCCAGCAACAGCGGCTGATTCAGCACACGGGCTGCAATATTCTGGTTTCGCATACTTTTCTCCGGGCATTAAAAAACCCCGCCTTGGCGGGGTTCTGGTGGTGTTACCAAGATTCGATTACTTCAATGGAGTCCCTGAGAACGACCCACTATCGAATCGTGACAGCGCTTTGTTCTTGAGTCGTAACTTCGAGATCTCTTTCCAATGGGTCAAACTAAGAGGGATGATCTCAGTCTCGGCTCCTGAATCATCGCAGCCCACTGCGACAGCTCCAAAGTAATTGTTGTCATCAACTATCTCGCCCGCCGCATCAGATAGAAAGCCATTCGCTGCTTCGAGCTCCGGGTCAATGAGCTGTCGAGCCTTCGATTGAATCAGATTTATGCAGCGAATGTACTCTCGCACACTTGTCACAACATCTACTGAATCACCGATCTCCTCGAGAACACTCGCTTTAAACCGCTTGTTCTTCGCGAGTTCTTTCTTGCTTACGGTGAATCCAATCTGGTACTCGATATCAGCACCAAGTGTATTTTCCAAACGTCTGCCGCCAATTACCGAACGATGAACACCTAGCGAATGATGCTGAACATGATTACGTAAAGCTTCCATGAACCGGTAACTTAAGTCCTGGGTATAGAGTTCGCTTGCATAGTCTTTCAGAGTCTTAGACCGCTCTCCATTTCCACAAAAGCATGAAGTGATGTGACGGTAAATTTGATCGAAATATGTACGACATGAACTCAACAGATTAGACAAGCGCCGGTTAACCAATAACTGTACTTCTAGGTGAGTGTTCCAGCCGGGGTACCTGCCAACCATGTGGTTCAGCAGTGTCCGAAATACATCTGATTCAAACTCAATGAAGTTCTCTGTCACAAGGTCGAACTTCTGCTCAATGTGATATCCATTCAGGAGACAGCCGAAACTATGGCCTAGATCTCTAAAGTATTCCTCCGAGATCTCTCGGAAACCGTTTTCCCCGATATTTTTCCGTAATAGATATTTCACGGCTACCGCTCCTTTTCAAACGAGCGTAGCAGATTGCACTCTGTTCTTCCTGTGATCAGTTGCTATTTACTTCTTCCGGCTCTTGCTGTTCCGGCGACAGAGCCAATGCCTTGACCCAGCTGGGCGGTGGCAGGCCGGCTTTACGCCGCTCATCCATCTCCCGCACTTGCTGGGCAAACACTTCCTGGTAATCCTCGCCCATCTTCGCCAGCTCTTTCTCATAGGTGGAAAGGCCAGACTCAATGAGCAAGATGGCTTCTTTCACTTCCTTCAGGCCATCGATCGCAATGCGGCCAGAGCCGATCCATTCACAGTTGCACCAGGAAGCCTTGGCTTCGTAGAAGTTCCGTGTCGCGGAGCTCGGCAGGCGGATGCGCCCACTATCAATGGCCTCTTCAAGCCAGAGCGCAAACACCATCGAGGCAAAGCGACTGGGAATGATCTTCCGGCGCCCCATGAAGTACCGCCAGCTTTCCATCATGCTGGCCCGGGCCGTGCTGTAGCTCAGTTGCCGGTAATCCTTCGTCAGCGATTCGCTGGATGTATTGGTGCCGGCTGCGATCCAGCGTGTAATAGACGATTCCAGTTCGCTGAAACCGTTGTCTGCATTGCCACTGGTGAGAAGATTCAGGTTCTCGCCAGGCATCAGGTGGGGGATCTTCACACCGTTCAGGCGAATGTCCGCGCCTTCGTGGTAGTCCGCCAGCGTGCTCATGTAGTTGGTCAGTTTATCGGGACTGATATCACCACCAATGATCTCCATGGCAGCTTCACTGCCCAGCTCGCTTTCAATCACCGCCGCGTACATCGCGTTCACGATGGCGTTCTGCAGCTTGGTCTGTTGCAACTTGCTCAGCTGGGGCAGCTGTTCCATCACGCTCAGGAACTGGTTTTCACCACGCGTTTGGCCATCGCCACGGGGTTCGAACACGTGCAGGAACTGTTGCCGCCCCCAAGCCGTTTCCCGTGGCACAAAGGTCCAGCTATTCCCCATCCCATCGGATAAGCCGTAACCGGAGATGTCGTGGTTGCGAACCCAGTACCCAGTGGCCGCACCAAAGCGATCCACCCGAACGCCCGCCCGCTGGCTGTTGCTGTCCGGGCCGTGGTGCGGGTTACACACGCGGTGATGGTTGACCAACTTGATGGCCGTGTTGAAGAGCGCACCAGGGCGATCCGTGATCCACTCAGCGGAGGCCATGCCCTCACCGGCGCTGGTATGGGTTGCCGTGATCTCACGGCACATCATCGTCAGGGTGCGCTTGCGCTCTGCATCCACGTAGCAGTTAATCGGATCTTCCGCATACTCCGTGAACGCGTCCTCAACCTCTTTGGCGAAGGCCCGCGCGTCCTCTTCACTCATGCCGAGGGCCCGCCACTTTGGCTTGTAGCTCAGCCGGAACATGTGGCCAACGATGTTATCAACGTGCAGCTGCACACCGTTTTTGGCCAGGGCGTGGTTACGAACCAAGTCCTCTGCTCTTGCGTTACCCCGCTTCAGATCTGGCAGGAGCGCAGCATCAGCGGTGCGCGCACGCGGATTCCAGCGCTGGAGCTGGCCACCAAAGCCCCCACCCGTGCCGGTGTAGCTCTCAGCCTTACGCATGGGCTGGCCAGTCGCATCCAAAAAGGTAATGTCAGGGGCTTTCACAGGATGAACCTCGCAGGCCCACGGCGGCGGCCGGCGCCACCAAGCTGGCTTTCCAGGCTGGCGATGTACGCGGCAAGGTCTCTTTTGCTGGCCTGAGAGAATTCCACCGTTCTTCCGTTGCGCTCAATCCGCACAACAGCCTGCCCCGTCAGCAGATTGTGGTATGCCTCCCGGGCTTCCAGCAGCTGGGTTTCAAGACTCATCGCATTCTCCGGGCAATATCAGCCAGGCTTCCGCCTTCGGAACTGGCCTTGGAAGTTTTTACGGGTGCCGCTGCCGGGCGCTCTTCAGCCACCCTGGTTGGCGCAGCTGGCGCCAGGAGGTCGCCCTGCTTCAGCGATGCCTCGCGGGTGTCCCATTGATCGGGCTTGCGCACATGCAGTTTCAGAACGCGGGCCGCGTGCAGCGCATAGACTTCGCAGTCCAGCGCCTCGTTTCGAACACCTGATTTCTTCTGGTACACCTTGCGGCCCCCGCGTTGCCGTGACGGTGCCTTGATCTCACTCAGTACCTGGGTGAAGTAATCCGAGCGAACCTGGTCATAGAAGTGGATCCGCCCCGGGCCGTGGCCTTCCAGTTTCAAGCGGCCAAAGAACAGGTCCTTCGCTTTGTGGGTACCGATGATGTGAACCTGAAGGCCGTATTTGCTGGCCTTCGTCGTCTTGTTGTTCAGGTCCACCTTCTTCGGCGGGCTGACAATCTCACGGTTCAGGTTGTTGGATTCACCCTTGCCGGCCATCACTTTCACGCCACGGCGACGGCGCGATCGCACATAGTTGTAGATCGCATCGTTGGTCTGGCCGTCTGATGAGTCGATCGTTGCCGCCGATACGTGGATCGGGAAGCCCAGAGCATGCTGATACTCTCCGAAAATGTACCGGTCGAGCTCGTCATACACTGGGTCTTTCGGGTCAATGCAGGTGCGCGCGGCGGAGATCTCGCCCCAGAACACCAGCCAGCTTTCCTCTCCCCGACCCCAGGCACGAACCACAATGGCCAAACGGTCATGCTGAACGTCGACACCAACCGTCAGTTCCAATCCACCAGCTGGTACCGAGAACTCTGGGTACTCATCCGCCCTCTCCCGGAGCGTGTCTTCACCAGGTACATCTGTGCGGTATTCATAAGCCAGGCCAAGGCAACTGTTCTCGAAAACGATCATGTCGCTTTCGTCGCCTTGCTCAAGTTCCCTGCGTGCCTTCAGGTAACGCTCAACGAGCATGGCCAGCTTGGAGCCGGGGAAGGGGCTATACAGCTCGTTGATGTAGAACCCGGCCACGCCACGGAACGGCTTTTGAGCCTTCCAATATCCCTTGCGGACATTCCGGTTTTTGTCGACGTCCCGCCAGGGCACACCACAGTGCGGGCAGACATACCGGGCGGTGCTGGGCTGCGCGGTACCAAGGATCTCGTCGGGCACCTCTGCCCCTTCATCCCACACCATGTTTTCCCATGCGAGCACATGCTCATCACCACACTCATGGCACGGCACCATGAACATGCGCTGGTCGCTCGCCTGAAAGGCCTTATCAACGCGGGACAATCCCTTGACCGTGGGCGTTCCGCCGAAGATCACCTTGCGGTATTCGTACGTCTTCGCCCGCTCCTCGAGCAGCTTGACCGAATCGCCCTGCCCCCTGACGTTGGTGTTACAGTCGTCAGGCTCTTCGACACAGACCACCGGGGCGGAAAGTGACTTCACATTGTCGGGTGCGTTGGAGGCCACCAGGGCCAGGAATCCGCCCGGGAACTTCTTAAAGTCAGTCCGGTTGCCGGTGCTCCTGGAAGTGGACACATCCACCAGCGGCCGCAGCACAGGTGATGCTTCCACCATCGGCACAAACTTCTGATCCAGATACTTCCGGATCGTCTTGTCCTTTGGGAACAGCAGCACGATTGGGCACGGATCGTTGTGGATCCGGCGGGCCAGGTAGTTGTTCCACACGCCGTCAGTCCACGCCACCTGGGCAGACTTCCGGCAGACCACCTCTTTAACCTTGGGATCGTCCAGCGCATCCAGCATGCCAGGCACCCACGGCGTGAGATCCGTGGAGTACTTGCCCGGCATCGGGCTGCTTTCCTGCGCAAGCCAGCGGTGGCGATTAGCCCACTCAGTTGAGCTGATCTTCTCCGGTGGCTCGAACTTCGCCAGCGCCTGTGCTATCACCCGCTCCAGGTTCGCTGCCAAGGCCTGCCAACTGGCGGAGGATTGATCGAGAATGCTCATTCAGAAGCTCGATATCGAGATCGATGTCATACAACGTATCGATCTCAGTCTTGAGTTTAGGGTTACCTGTCAGGACACCTGTCCTGATTGACAACACCACCTGTTCCAATCGAGCCCCTACCAGTGCCGCTGGCACCAGTTCTTTCATATCCTGCGCATAACCCAGCTCTTCCCGATCGCCTTTGATGCGCTCCAGGCGCTCACGCGCAGACTCGTGACGGGCGCCATGTACCGCGCGCTCCATCAGCCACTCGTGAACATCCTGGGTGTCGTACTCGTTTGCCTGACCCCGGCCGCCAGCCTTGGCGATCGGGAAAGAATGGTCCTTCTGGTAAGCGGTAAACGATCTTTCAGAGATGCCGAAGATCTCAGCGAGTTCCCGCTTGTTGACTCGCTTACCCATTGCTAACTCTCTGATTCAAAACCAAGGAAGGAAGGCTAAGGGTGCGCTAAGTCTGCGAAAAATCCGCGAGTCTGCGCTCCCTCAGTGGGGCCACCGGCCAGAAGGACCCGTGCCCATCAGGCGGTGACCTTAAATTCAGCCGCCCCGCCCGTAGCAACGCAACGGATAGCGGTAACGGCGTTCACCATCAACGAATCCGTGTACCCGCTAACATCACCCTCCGCCCAGGGCTTACCCACTGCGGTTTCATTAAGCACAGCTGCAACATCATCCTGTGTGTATTCAACACGAGCGTTACCAGCCGCTGGATCTACACTCACCAGCAAGTGGTCGATACCGGGAGGGAGGAACAACCACTCCCCTGTAGCCGTATCCACCGTCTCATTGTGTAGGAAGCGCTGCCGGTGGACAGCTCGGTTGTTGGAGTACTGCTGGTCCTGCGGGTCTGGAGAGAGCGTATTTGCCATGGGTTCACCTGAAGAGTGTTTGGTTAACTGATCCAGACAGCGACCGGAAAAGCGGCTGAAACAAGCCCCGGGGGGATGTAGCAACCGACTCCACCACATTGAGGGCGGCCGTCACAACGGTCTCATTACCGGCGCTATCGACGCCTGTGAGCGTCATCAAGTACTCACCTAGCGCGAGTTCCGGAAGCTGTTGACTCCACGATCCTGCCGACGGTGTGATGTTGTAGCTTGAACTGTGAGTGATATCGACACCCTCCAGATCAAGCACCAGACTATCCGCATCCTCAGCACTGCCAGTAACCACTGGAGTGGTGTCTGTGGTCGTCAGGGCGTTGATGGAGATAACAGGCGCTACGCCATCCACAAGGACGCCAGAGGTATCGCCAACGCTGTTCAGCGTCAGTGTGGCGTTGTTGCTTGAGGCATCCTGCAGTGTTCCGCCTTCCAGTGTGAGGCTGGATACAGCAATGCCGTTGTCGTCTTCGTCGCCTGCCTGAACCGTGTAGGTGAACACCAGGGCGGTTGAGCCGCTGCCGGATACGTAGTCGGCCTGGCGAGACGTTCCGCCGATATCAAGATTCAGCGCCGGCGTGCCGGTGACCGTAACGGCTTCGTCCCAGTTGACGGTAAAGCTCAGGTCATCGCCAATGGCGTAAGTGCCAGCAGTTGGCACCCCCACGCTTTGGGTAACCGACCCCGTCACATCGGGCGGCTGCTGGGTGCTGTTGTTCGTTACCGCCTGCCCGCTGAGCGTTGCCAGATCGTTTGGCGTGGCCGCCTGATCCTGGAAGCCGTCTCCGGGCTGCGTGTAGCCAATGGTCAGCGTGTCTTCGTCGGTCAGTGTGCGTGATGGCGTCAGGTTGACAATCGTGTCGTCTGTGCCGTCTACCGACGCAGAGCTGACAGAGACGCCTGCAAGGCTGATGGCCCAGCCGCCAGATCCGCCTGCGCCAACCTGCATGGATTCGGACATCTGTACGGCAATGTTATTGCCCGCCGTGGGTACAGAGGCGCTTGAGATGGTGGGGGCGGTTTCGTCCGTGCCATCAACGGTCGCCGTCGCCTGAAACGTTCCGGTGGCGCCAGACTCTGGCACAAAGTACTTCAGGGTTGCTGTGGACTCTCCGGCAGCAACTTCGGTGCTGTGGAGTGCAATGTCGTTGAGTTCGTCTTCCGCGGCGTCCATGGCGGCCCAATCGACGACGACCACGCCGGAATCAAAGTCAGTTACAACGCCCCACTCTACCGGGCCATCTGTGGCGAATGCAGTATCGAAGAATGCTGAGTTCGCGTCAGGCTCACCGTGCGTAACAAGCTCATACGGGTAGCTGTTGGCGTAGCTAATGACTGTGCTGGCTGTCGTGCTGTCCACAGATACAACCAGGTCCGCAGTGTCGTCATCAGCAATCAGCGGAGCGGTGTAGCTGTAGGTTGATCCGCTGACCAGCGTCAGGGTGCCAACGTCTGTTCCATTGAGTGTGGCGCTAACCGGTGCGGCACTATTGTCTGCGAGGGTGAATTCAGCCGTATCGCCTTCGCTGGTGATATCGTCTGCGGCACTAACAGATGGCCCTGATGCAGCAGGATTGAAAACGGCCAGCGCCCCAACGGGGTCCGTCTCGCTGGAATATCTCAGCCCAAGCGTCTCCGATTCTGCCGCGCTCAACACGCCGGAAATAGCCGAGCCTTCATGCCCTGCTGTCGTTTGCGCGTGGTCAACCGTTACTGTCGTCGTTGTAGCGGATATTGTGGACGACTGGTTCAGCGTATCAGCCGGCGAGTTGGAGCCTGCGCCAGCAACTAGAACACCGCCATCAACGCCGGTAAACGTTATATCGAGGTCGAACAGGCTCACGCCAACAGCGGAATTGAAGTTATTGACGGGAGTAGCCTGATCAATTCCGCCAAGAGTGTAGACAGCCCCGGTAAATGCATCGTGGACCTGCCCGTCCCAATCAACCGCTATAACACTTGAGCCTTCGGGTATTTGCGACTCCAGTATGTAGTAAACCCCGCCTTTGGCCGTCTCGGTGTCGCCCGTATAGGCTGCCCGAGTCATTGCAACACCACCAAAGGTTATGCCGACAATTTCACGGCTTGAGAATGCGGATTCACCCGTGCCGGCAACAACAACCGCCCTATTGCTTCCGGCGACGGCTGTGTAGGAATCGCCCTCCTGTATTGCGAGCTTGCCAAGAATCGATGCCATTAGAGATCGACCCCCGCAATAAAGCTCATATCTTCGTCATACACCAGAATTGCCTTTCCTGAATAATCGGCGAACGTGCCTTTCCAGAGCTTCAGCGTTGCTGTTTGGGTCCCGCTCACAGACACCACTCTCAATGGCCAGAACAGGCCAGCAGAGGCAGGATTAGAGTTGTCGGACAAAAAGAAATGCGTTCCGTTAAGTTGCCAGTATTGGTCGGTTCTCTGAAGAAGAATATTTGTGGTGTTGTCGCCATTGTTTCCAATGTAATCCTGAATAGATGCAAACCGAGGACGCTCCGACTCAGAGCTTCGAACGGTGTCGGTTCCAACATCATCGTTCGAATTTGTCATGGTAGAGTCCATGACAATGCCGGCGTCTCCTTCCTTCTGGGTGACCTTAACCATAAGGCCATCTGACTGATCCGGGGTGTTGATCTTCCAGAGCCACCCGTGGTTAAACCAACCATCGCCGTGTTTGGGTACGCTGGTGTACAGAGACGCCGCAGCTCCATCATTACCCTCGTACTCCACAATCCGAGAGCCCGACCCAGACGGGGTTGTTTCGGCAACATAAGCTGAGTTGTGGCCGTCCCCGCTCAGGTTCACGTAGGCACGTATCCGCTCTTGTTTCCACTGGAAAGATGCATTGTTAACCGATCCGTCAGTGCATCTGACTCGCGCAAACATAAAGATGGCGTCTCCAGCGGGGATAGCCGCGCCATTATCCCAGTTGATAAACCCGGCGTTGTAGCCCGTTCCAAGTGATGGGATCAGGGTTGATTCGAGGACCTTGACCCCGTCAACCGTTTTGACAAATCGATTCTCACTGCCGACACCAAATTCATAAGTGATCGTCTCGCCATTAACACTGACAGATTGGGCCATTGGCGTATCATCAGCTTGGCCATACAACCATCCTTCGCCAAACCCAAGCCAGGCCGACTTTGACGGGGCGGAAAATGTATAAGTGTCAGTCGTTAAAACGATCTCGTTCTGATCACCCAGGCCGCTTGATGCCGACCAGGCAAGGGCGCTCGTGCCACCCGAGCTGCCGCCTCCGCCGCCATCCAGGGACAATACAAGAGCCCTCGCTGCTGCAACAGACAGGGGAGAGTCGTTAGTTGCCATATCTCAGAACCTCAACTCTTTCATGGGTGCAGTCATTGGCGGGCTCAAGAAACTCTCAATATCAATTCAAGGCGTCAGCTTTCGTTACACGCAAGCTTCAGCTCGACCTGTAACTAACTGTTTGCATTGAGTAGGCATAAATCGTGCTTTTGGGAATCACCAATACACGGAGGTGCATATGACTTATCTACAAAAATTTCTTCTGCTGCTTTTGCTCAGCGCTTCAGCCAGTAGCCACGCCTCGCTTTTGCGGTATGACATGACCTTTAGAGCGTCCAATCCCGAAAACAGCATAGATGGCGAGGGGTATTTCGTTGCTGATACTGAGCTGAACGCCTTGGTCCAGGCCAGATTCACGTCACCTTATTTTGACGCCCTTTTCGCAGGAACGAACCCGCTAACGTCCAACGAATACTATTATTTCGGCCACGTTGTGGAGGCCCACGATATAGCGGACCCCGCATCGGGAATCGTGTTCAGCCCCTTATTTCTAATCAGGGCGCCTGAAGGAGATCGCGACTTTGCCAGCAACCTTCACAATCACGAAAATGGCGAGTTTTGGGGCTCACTCATCGTTCCGCTTGCAAGCCTTCCGCCTGGCTCTCAAAGATCCTACCTCGACCTGGACTTTCAGATTGGTCAACCCTATTCAGTGATGGAGCCAGCCACCCTGCCACTGCTATTTCTCGGCCTGGCCGCTATCGGCATCAGGCGACGATTCCGCTGACCAGTTGCGCAGTTCGGTTTTGTCGGTGTTGCAGATCCGCAGCATGGTCTGAAGCTCGCTTGCGTAATCGGCCAGGTCGATGTTCTTCATGGTCCGTGCGGGGGCAGGAATCGGACACGGCTCCAGCAGGTAGGCTGGTGGATACCGGTATTCAGTCTTGGTCGGCGTCAGCTTTGGCGTTATGATCCCGCGCATCCGCCTTATCGTCGTTGCACTCCCCTATGGTGTCCTTCAGGACCTCAACATAGGCAGGGCATTCCTCGATAAGCCGAGGCGGGCCCGGGATCTGCGTATCCACCAGGTATTCAGCGGGCACTTTCACCAGCACCCTCTCTGTCCGGGTCAGATACTGTGTTTCGGCGCATGATGTTAAAAACAGCATCAGGCCAAGGCTGATCAACGCAGTCCGGAGCATCTTTCATCGCCTTCTCAAGTTCGGATTGGGTTTGGGCCAGCTGCTCGTCACGCTGTTGTGCCCGCTCCTGGCGCTCAATGGCCTTTTGCGATCGCCAATCAAGATCTTTCTTCTGCGCCTTAATCGTGCTCAGGTTCTGCCGGTTGGCGTGCGCGGCGTTACTCAGGGCCTGTGCCTGGGCTGCGTTCTTTTCCAGCAGGGATTCACGGTCAGCCCACAACCACCAGAAGGCCAGGCCGGCCACGACCACCAGTGTGCCGATGATGGGCATGGCGTAGGCGGTTACCTTGGTTCTGGCGGCTTCAAAGATCATTTCAGCTTACTGGTGAAGAACTGGGTCAGCAGCTGCTTCACCTTCTCCGCGCCAAGGTGGGCAATCATTCCCGATGCCGCAACGCTCAAGCCCGGCGACCAGGTGAAGAGCTCAATGCAGATCATGTAGGTCACAAACGCGAAGAAACCAGCAGACGCAATCGCAAGCAGAAATGCGCAGATATCCCACTTTTGAGTGCCGTTCTTAACCTCCGCAAGGTATGCAAGTCCACCACCCACGATCCCGGCAAACACCGCCAGAATTGCGTCCCAGTACTCCACGATCTTGGAGAGCAAAATTGCGATGTTTTTCTCAAGCATTTTTCTATCCATAGCTTTCAGGGTTCACGGTCAGGAAGAGGGATATTCTTTCCAGGGCAACTGAAAATGCGGGCCATCGGGGAACGACTCCCAGTCACCGCCCCACTCAATGGGTACTCCAAGTTCATCCGCAGCTTGCTTCATGGCATCTGCAATCTTGTGGTACAGCGGCCAGTCCCAACGCACACCACCGGTTACCCAGGCACCCAGGTCCACCGCGTGGCCGGTCAGGTGCCGGCTGTTCATCGTGCTGGATGCCCCGGATTCGAACAGTTCTTTCTGGCGGGATTTGGTGCGCTGACCCTCCAGAACGGTGAAGTCAACTTTCGTGATCCGTATTGCACGCTCTACAACTGAAACCAAGTCATCGTGGAGGCCGGCCAGCCGGCTCAGGGATCGTGATCCGAGCTTGAAAGGCATAACCACCTCCAGAAACAGAAAAGCCCCAGACAACAAAACTGGGGAAAGGTCCCGGCATGACATCGAGACGAGAGATACACAACAACCAACAGGGTCCAGCGCCCATAAAAAAACCCGGTCATCGCTGACCGGGTTTTTTCAGGGCTCTTTCGGTATGGACACAACTTTGTGACCTTACGGGATTTAGACTATATCCGTGCATGCATGATGTCAACCTATGCTGTACATTTTTTACAGCTCTACTGAAATAGCCTCCCATCAATCCAGGCTTCCGCGCTACGCAGGATCACCCTCACCTTCTCGCGCCCCTGCCCCAGGTCCACACCCACCATCGAATAGTCCCACCGCCTCACGTAGTAGCCCACCAGTGCCCGCCCCATCTCCGGTTCCTTCTGCTTCAGGCAGGCGACCGCCCGGTCAACGGCCAGGGCCTCATCATCCGGCACATCACAGCCCCCCGGTTTTGCAGTCAGGTCCAGTTTCGCATAACCGGTACTGGCACCGCCGCTGCGCACCCAGGCACCCCACTCTGAAAGCCGTGTTTTCGTATCCTCCAGCATCTTGTTATCACCCCGTTGGTTACTGGTCATCCCTGGTCACCCCACATCCAAGGTGGGGTGACCGCTCAAACTCCGCACTATCACTGGTCTGGTCATACTGGTCATACCGGTCACCCCACTTGGTAAAGACTCATAGGGGGAATACCAAAACCGTAAACAAAACCCCCAGGTGTGTGCGCGAACAGGGGTGACCGG